TACAAATCAATTTGGATTTGTGTAAGACTACGCTTTTAAGTTCGTGGGAGGCTTTACAAATGAGAGCAGGAGCAGGAGCTCCACCACCACCATCATTTGATGACTATGTTATATCTTATATGGGTGAAATCATAGCAGATGCAGCAGAATCTTCTATATGGTCAGGGGTTGCAGCTAACAATGGTGAATTTGCAGGATTCTTAGGAACAGCAACAGGATACTTATTACCAGGTGTTGATGCAACAGTTATACAGTCTTCTGCTTCAGGAGCATATACAGCAGCAAACATTATAGCAAACTTACAAACTTTAACAGCAGATATGGCTGCTAATGTTTCACCAATCTTAAGAAAGGAAGACTTACATATTTATATGAATCCTAAGACTTATGCTTTCTATGTATCAGCAGTATCTACATTAGGATATGTTAATGCTTATAATATGAATGGTGATTATGAGCCTGTATTTGAAGGTTACAAAATTGCAGTTTGTCCAGGTATGGTTGACAATCAATTAGTAGCAGCACAAAGAAGTAATATGTTCGCAGGAACTGACTTACTTTCGGATACTACAAGAATTGCTTTGCTTGATATGGCTAACTTAGACGGGTCTGATAACATTAGAATCGTTGCAAAATACTCTATGGGTGTTCAAACAGGAGTAGGAGCAGATATTGTAAGACAATCATAAAATTAATACAAGAAGTAGAGGTGTAAAAGCCTCTACTCCTTTAACCTTTAAAACTTAAAAACAATGGCGTGTACAGCATTAACAAAAGGTAGAGGACTTGATTGTAATAGAATATCAGGTGGAATAAAATTTATTTATTTCGCAGTTTATGACCAAGTAACTTCAATACCAACAGCAAATGGTGAAATTACTGACTTAGAGATGGGAAGTAATAGTCTTTATAGATATACAATGCCTTTAGGTGTTGCTAGTCTTACAGATACTATTACAGGTTCTAGAGAAAACGGAACGATATTTTATACTCCAACAGTAAACATTATATTAAACAGATTAACGAAAGAAGACCAAAATCAGATAAAATTACTTGGCGCAACAAAAGTAATTATATTTGCACAATTAAATCAAACAGTAACTGCTACAGGACACGATGCAATAGTATGTCTAGGTAGTGTTAATGGAATGGAATTAAATTTGTGCCTGATTATACTACAAATCCATTTGATAATGGTGGATTTACATTAGGTGGTGTAGTATCTTCGTAGACTTTAATTAGTAGTTTTCATATATTTCTTGATTAAGGTGGGCTTTTGTCCACCTTTTTCTTTTAAACCCAAATAAAAACGACCTTTTTCTATTATATACTATGATACAAGTAATTAGTGAGTCTTCTTTCAATATGTACGTAAATACTGAAGGTAATCGTATAGACACATCAGTAAGTTCTGATTTAATAAGATACCTAGTAAAGTTTACTAATGATATGGACAAGTCTGTTCAATATGCATATTCTGACTTACACTTAGTATATGAACGCTACACTAAATTAAGTTTTACTTACAATACAACTCCTGATGTTTATACAGGCGCTACTAAACTAATTCCAACAGGATATTATAAATATGAAGTATATGAGGTTGCTTGGACAGGAGCAGTAGCAATAAGCGCAGGTAACGCTCCTATAAATGAGAATGATGTATTACCAATAGGGGCAACACACGGAGTAGTACAGGGATTAGTAGCAATAGGAAAATTAAATGTTACTGCTAAGTCAGGAACAGCACAAGTACAATATACACAAAGACAATCGCCAAGTGGTACTAACTACATTTGGTATGGACAATAATAACAAATAAAAACAATTAAAAATGGCTATAGAAAACGTACAACAATTACTAACTGAACAACTAGGAAAGCATAGATGTGATGTTATTGGAACAACTGCAATGTCAGGTAAGAAATACTATGCTGTTCATTTTCCTGTAGAAAGTGTAATAGCATCAATAACTGCAACTAATGTACAAACAGGTACAGGTAGTGCTATATCTAACTTACATACTACGATGGCGGCAGGAACGACATTATTCTTACAAGTTACCGCTATAACACTTACAAGTGGTGTAGGAATCTGCTACTACGAAGACGTTATATAATGAAGATATTAAAATTAGGTCAAATGATTGGTGGCTCTAACTCACCAAAACCGTCAGGACTGCTTAATGAGTATTCTATAAACTTTGATGGTAATAATGACGAAGTAAACTGCGGTGATAGTAATGACTTTTCTTTTGGTAATGGTACAACAGACTCTGCGTTTAGTATTTCTGCTTGGATTAATGCTAGTAATTTGGCTATAGATAGGGCGATTGTTGCTAAAAATTTTTCAAGTCAACAAGAATATACTTTTAAAGTTCTAACAAATGGAGCATTACAATTTACACTATATGATACTTTAGGGCCTAGTGCTGACCATCTGACTATACAATCATCAAGTGCAGGAACAATAACTACAGGTAGTTGGTTTCACGTAGTGGCGTCTTATGCAGGTGGTGGTGTTTCAGGTATGGGTATATTTGTTAATGGCTCTGCACTTTCTACAACATCATCAACTAA